GGTTGTTCCTGCTGCAATAGTACTCATTTAAATTACCACCCATCTTTGGCCCGAAGCCACTGTTACTGTGTTACCGCTATTGATTGTAACCGGCCCAACAGAAAAACCATTTTGGCCGCTAGAAATAGTTTGGTTAGATGATACCGTTGTCAAATTATACACAATTGGGCCAACCGAACCCGTCGGTGCCGACCACGCCGATGTAGTGCCATTACTTGTCAACACATAACCGCTTGTGCCGATACTCAACGCCGCTGTGGTATTTGTACCATTACCAACAATCAAACCGCCAGTCGAAATCGACGTAGGCAGAGAAATTTGCGCGTTATTTTTAAGCGCCAAAACCTGTACAGTGCCGGCATTGTCTTTATAAAACAATTTGCCGTCAGTGTAGTTCAGCGCCATTTCAACGCCATTAGTGCTGGTCGTCAAATTGGCCGCAAGGGGTGTACTCCCAACCCCTGACGATCCGTATGTTAGAATCGGCGTGTAGCCGCTTTGTGCCATGTTAAATCCCCTTTATTCTTAAAATGCCCCACCAGCAATACCGGTTGGTACAGTCAAAAGCCCCGTAGTATCAATAGTCGCAGCAAGTCCACCGTTAACACTAAAATAAATAGGATTGCTGGTGGTAGAACCAAGAGCCAAAGGCCCTGAAGTTGAACTAACATACACCACATTCGGTATATTAAACGGCGTGGCCGATGTTCCCGACCAACCAGAACTATTTATACCAAAGTCACCATAATATGTGCCCGATGTACCAAGGTTGTTACTTACAACATAATCTGATGAGGCTGTAGATCCCGCATTTGTGTTTTGCAGAACAATCTGGTTATAGGTGTTTACACTTGAAGTATACGATGCAAAAATATTAACATCGCTATAGCTTAACGTACCATAATTAAATGCACCGGCTGTTAGGGCGCCTGTAATAGTGCCGGTTGCAGTATGGAACGGCGAAGTAAATACTTTGGTTGAGCCGTTAAAATACAACCCATCGCTGCTAAAACCATACGCTGTTTGGTTCGATCCCAAAGCGGGAACAGCAACCAAAAAGTAGTTGGCATTCGTCGTGCTATCCGTTGCGTTAATTTGCGTAGACGGCCCTGTTGCACCGCTAAAACCAGAGTAGCCAGAGATGCCACTAAAACCAGAGTAGCCCGATACGCCAGAGCCGCTGTAACCCGAATAGCCAGAAATGCCACTATAGCCGGATAGGCCGAAACCGCTATAACCTGAAGTACCAGAGTAGCCAGAAATACCGCTATAACCAGAAATTCCGCTAAAGCCAGAGTAGCCAGAAATGCCACTAAATCCAGAGTAGCCTGATACGCCAGAGCCGCTATAGCCGCTTATACCGGACCAGCCCGAGATTCCACTAAAGCCCGAATAGCCGCTGATACCTGACCAGCCCGATATGCCGCTAAAGCCCGAGTATCCGCTATAGCCGCTGATACCAGACCAGCCTGAAATTCCACTAAAACCCGAATAGCCGCTTATGCCCGACCAGCCAGAAATGCCACTAAAGCCAGAGTAGCCACTGATGCCAGACCAGCCAGAAATACCAGAATAGCCGCTAAAACCAGAGTAGCCTGATATTCCGCTGGCGCCGCTATAGCCACTGGTTCCAGAATAACCTGAAATGCCACTGAATCCAGAATAGCCTGAAATACCGCTATAACCTGAATAACCAGAAAGACCAAACCCAGAATAGCCAGAAAAACCACTGTATCCAGAATAACCAGAAAGGCCAAACCCAGAATAGCCAGAATAGCCGCTTGTGCCGGGAGGTCCTACAATCTGACCGACATTATTCCAAACCGTTCCAGACCAAACATACAAATCGCCATTAGAGCTAACAATGTACGCATCGTTAACTTGATTGCCAGTTGCTGGCAAATTTGCCGGTGTGGCAACCGTACCTTTGATGTTGATCGAAGTACCTTGCTGTCCAGATATACCCGAAAAACCACTAAAACCGCTGTAGCCGCTTACTCCTGAGCCAGAGTACCCTGAGGTACCTGAATAGCCAGAAACGCCGCTAAAGCCCGATAAACCGCTGTAGCCGCTGAAACCAGAGAAGCTGGAGTAGCCAGAAAGTCCAGAATAGCCCGAAAAGCCACTATATCCGCTGATGCCGGACCAGCCAGAAGTGCCCGAATAGCCGCTAAAACCTGAAATGCCAGACCAGCCTGATGTTCCGCTGTAACCAGAATATCCGCTAAAACCACTCAAACCCGACCAGCCAGAAATACCCGAATATCCGCTAAAACCACTTAGGCCCGACCATCCGGAAATACCTGAATAGCCGCTATATCCACTGATGCCAGACCAGCCAGAAGTGCCCGAATAGCCGCTAAACCCGCTATAACCTGACGTGCCCGATGTTCCTGATGTACCTACACCAGAATAGCCTGATGTGCCTGAATATCCAGAATAGCCAGAAACACCTGAACCAGAATAGCCCGATGTACCAGAGTAGCCAGAAATTCCGCTAAAGCCTGATGTGCCTGAATATCCCGAAAAGCCGCTGTATCCAGAATAACCCGATGTGCCAGTAACTTGGCCGCAATCAATAGTTGCGCCAGTTGTTTCAGTTAAAATCAAATGACCGTTGGAGTCAATTGTTGCTGAAACAAACCCCGGAATAGGCCCAACTTGCGACGTTGTTCCATCGCTATAGTAAAAAATCAGGTCGTAATTTGATGGATTAAGTGCGACGTTGGTAATCAGTTTACCGGGCGAAGCTGCATTGGCAATCTGCGAAACAGACGCCTGTTTGGTTACCCCGTTTTGCACAACCGGAACTTGCTCATTACCTGTAAGGTTTAAAGCAACTGGCAGTTGTGTTATACTCTGATCAGCCATTTATTCTTCTTATGATACGTAAGTAAACCCGCCGTAATACGTGCCGGTTCCAAATGGAGATATAACAGCCACGTCAACAATACCATCAACGGCATAGGCCGGCGACGTTGCGACAATGGTTGTCGAGTTGATCAAATTAAATGTGGCTGATGTGCCGCCGAACCTAACGGTGTTTACAGCCGTAAAATTAGCCCCGGTAAGGGTAACCGTAGTACCGCCAGCTTTGGGGCCCGTATTGGGCGTTATAACCTCAATGTAGGGGTATAAAACCATCGGCGAAGGAACTACGTTGCTGTTTTTATTCAGGTCGCCTGTTCCGTTGGCATACGTACCACTTGTACCCTCAATGAACAACGAATTACCGTTTTGGAATCCGTTTTCTGTCGTAATCTGGTCACCACCAATTGGGCCCGTAGCCACAGACACATCAGGCCGCGGGAAACGCAGCGCAATATTTTCTGTTTGACGAGCGGGCAGCCGCCATGGGTCAAAATTATCTAAGTCGTCCTTGCACACCCGCATACCCGGAAAATTCGGGTCTGGCATTAGCTCTACATACGGAAATTTTCTGTTGCAGCGGTCACAGACCGCTACAGACAGAACCGAGTAGCTACTGGTGTCAAGAAAGACTGGCATTTAAGCAGTTTGACCGTCGTTCTTGATCAAAATACCGCCGGCGTACACATCAGCGGCAAATGGAGAACCCGTATTGGCTTTAATTTGGTATTGAATGTCCGTACCCTCTTCGTGCGCCACTGGAATAGTGTAAGGAATATTCAATGTCTGCACAAAGGGTGTCTGTGAAACTACAGTCGTATTGCTACCATAGTTGACAGGATAGCCATTGACATTATCGCCGCTAATTGCAATGTTGAATTTGTTATATTCAACAAATGTCATGTAGTTGCTAGATGTAAAACCAATGCTAGAATCACTTTGAACATAGCTCAAATAAAATGTATAGCCGCGAGGTACGGTATACAAAGACATTTGTGTTTGACCAATGCCGGGATTAATTTGTGCGTACAAATTAGAACCGTTTTTGCAAGTAATTGTGCCAGCATTGATGCCGTTAGTTACCAACAAACCATTAATACGGAAATACGAGTTAACAGTTGTTACTGGAGTTGTTCCCGTCAAAGTAATGTACTCAGACAACAAATTAAAGTTTGCGTCCAAACCCATAACAAAGATAATTTGCGTATCTGTGGTGGTGGATACCAACGTCATTTGCAAGGCAGAGCCGGGGTACACATAAGCGCCGCCAGAAAGGGTCAAACCTTCCCAAAGAGGGCCCAGTGCGGTAGAACCCACAGTTGCGCTGTAGCCAAAAATCTCAACGGGAATGTGGTCCATAATCTGCCCACGGCCAACCTGCAAATCAAAGGGCTCGTAAGCACCCATTTTTGTTACAGATTGCGGGGGAGAAGGATTTTGCTGAAGATTTGTTTTTAAGATCGAAGCCATAATTAATTCCTTATAAGTTAAATCGGGGGCACAAGGCCCCCAAGGTAATTAATTATTGGTTGGTGTAGCCTTGGCCGACGTTGATGATCGAGCCAGTGTAATTACGTGCGGTGTAATCCACGGAGATAACGCCACCCAAGGTGCCGGTGTTAGCCGACACAGTAGCTGCGCTAAAAGTCAACGTGGCGTCAACCAAACCGATGTTTTCCAAAATGGCTGCGGTGGCTGCTGTAGCAGTAAACACGCCAGCAATACGGCCACCAGCGGCTGTGGGAGTGATTGTACCAATAGCGGTAGTTGTCACGTTGCCAGTGGAGGGGTTAGTTTGTGCGATCGACACAGTGATCACGCCGCCGGTCAGGCCAGTGGCTGCAGTGTCTTGGTACAACGCAATGCCTTCAATGATTGCGCCAGCGGGCAACACGAAAGGAGTAACGGTTGTAGTACCAATATCGGCTGTAGTCAGCGTGGTGGCGCCGCTAGTGGTGCCAACGATGGGATTGGTGATGTAAGATTGCTGTGAGCAACGAACAGCGCCTGAGTTATCAGGAGCAATAGTGCCGTTATTCGTGGGGTTGTTATATTTGTAAACACGAATCGGCTGATTAAAAGTAACTGACATTTGATTTTTCCTATCAAGAGTTTTTAGCCCCACTCAGTCGCTTGATCGTAGCCCCGGGAAGCGACGGGGCCCTGTTGGGGGCGAACTTCCTATTCCTATTAATGCAAACATTTAGATTATATCGCCCTAAAATAAAAAACCCCCGACCTTTTAAGTCGGGGGTTTTTAGGGTGTTAATCTTTTAGATTAAACGCCTTGTGTGCCGTAAATATTACGGGCATCGTGCCAGCCGGTAGCATAACGCTCGGTGGCTTTGTAACGCATAGAGTCGGTTTCGAAATCGCCTTCCATAGATTTTTCCATGGGACGACGCATAACCAACATCAAACCGTTTTCAGCGTCGGTTTGAATCCACCATGCTTTAGAAGAGCTCAAACGAGTCACGACGTGAGTGCCCTTAGGCAACATGCCGGTAGACTTGATCGGGTTCAGATCGTTGTCGGCGGTGCCGGAACGCAGAACAGACTTCAGGATCACTTCAGCTTGGAATTCCAAAGCAGGAGGAACCACCAGTTGTTCAGCCTTCAGGCGGATACGCTTACCGTTATTGTCAACGGCGCTACGGATTTGAATCAACAACTGTTCAACAGAAGTTTGGCTCAAAGAAGCAGCGGTAGACAATTGGTTAGAGTAAGAACCACCGTTAGCAATGGGGTGAGCGGTGTTGATCAAGGTCACGCCGTCGCCGCCGATGTAGCCGCTGGTGAACGCGAAGTTCAACAAGTTGGCGCACAAAGTTTCCTTGGTTTCAATCATCGATTGAGCCAAGTGTTTAGCGAAAGTGCTACCGATACGGATGTGGTCACCGTCTTCCATCAACACTTTGGTCAAGGCGTAAGCCAAGCCATAGATTTGATAGATGAAACGTGTGATGTACAGAGTACCGCCTTGGTCATAGCTGACAGGAGT